GCTGTTACGATCATGCTGAGCAACCCTACGCGCTCCAGTGGGACGTTCTTCGAGAGCCAGACGCGGCTGTCGGGTTCGTGGTGGACGCGGCGTTGGTCGTGTGTTGATAGTCCGCTTGTCTCGGATGAGTTTGTGGACGAGATGCGTCTGCGGTACGGCGAGGACAGTAACGCCTTCCGTATTCGTGTCTTGGGGGAGTTCCCGTTGGCTGACGACGACACGATCATCCCGTTCCATCTGGTTGAGAGCGCTATGCACCGAGACATCCAAGTGGCGGAGGACACCGCTGTTGTCTGGGGGCTTGACGTGGCGCGGTTTGGTTCGGACAAGACTGCACTGGCGCGCCGTCAGGGGGCGGTCATCACGGACATAAGCAGTTGGCAGGGGCTTGACCTGATGCAGACTGTGGGCCGTGTTAAGGCGGAGTATGACGGGCTGTCGCCGTCCCAGCGGCCTAGAGAGATACTTGTGGACGTGATCGGCATGGGTGGCGGTGTTGTGGACCGTCTGCGCGAGCTGGGACTGCCGGTGCGCGGTGTGAACGTGGGCGAGGCCCCTAGTATGGGGGACACGTACTCTAACCTGCGGGCTGAGTTGTGGTTCAAGATGCGGGGGTGGTTGGAGCAGCGCACGTCGCGGCTGCCTAAAAACGACCAGCTTATTGCGGAATTGACATCAATCAGGTATAGTTTCCTGAGTAGCGGCAAGATGAAGGCGGAGAGCAAGGATGACATGCGGAAACGCGGCTTAGCTTCCCCTGACCTTGCCGACGCGGTGTGTCTGACGCTTGCGGCTGATGCGGTCACTGCGATGGGCGGCAGATCGCCCAGTTGGGGCGCGCCGTTGCGTCGGAATCTAAAAGGAGTGGCCTGATGGCTGGCGGATACACTGGGTTAAGAGATATGTTTGACGGCGGCGGCGCTGGGCAGTCTGGCGCGCGCTTTGAGGGCGGCGGCATCCTGTCAGCGGCTGCTAACGCTGTTGCGCGCCCCTCTGGCTCACGCGAGCGCGGTGAGCCTGACATGCGGACCGGCATCGGCGGCTTTGCGCGTGACATGGTTGACGGCGGCGGCTTTAATCGCTCGGGCCCCGCGTTCCAAGGCGGCCCGTTTGGCGGTTTGTTCGGCGCACTCCTAAACGCTGGGGGCGTTCGCCCAATGGGCTACCAAGAGCGCCTCGGCTCTGTGCGCCCACAGACGCCGACACTGCCCGCCTACATGCAGCCTCCGCCTGCGCCTATGCCTGCGCCTATGGGGATGCCTGCGTACACTATGCCTAGCGCTATGGAGGTGCCATTCCAGCGGCAGCCAGTCGTCACGCCGCCAGTCTATTCGTACCCTCTGGACGACCCATTTGGCGACACGATGACGCGCCTGCTCCAGCAGGGTATCCCCACCGCCAACGGACTACGATAGGAACTATTATGGCAAAAGCCCCCACGTTCAAGCCCTGCAAGGGATGCCCCACACCAGCCGCGTGTAAGCGCGCGGGCACGTGTCTGTCGAAGAAGTATAAGTAATGCCAGCCAAGCGCGGTCTATACAGTAACATCGCCGCCAAGCGTAAGCGCATTGCGGCAGGGTCTGGCGAGAAGATGCGCAAGGCGGGCAGCAAGGGTGCGCCCAGCTCCAAGGCGTTCAAGCAGTCGGCTAAGACCGCGACGAAGCGAGGCAAGTAGTGGGCATTCTAGACTTCTTTTCACGCGAGGCTGGCCAGCAACGACGCGCCGCTCTTGATGATTTTGGCCGCGATTTAGGCTACTACGTCCCGCCTGAGCTGCGTAGCCGGCTGGGGCTGCTGGCCAGCATGAACCCCGTCGAGGGCGTTAATCGCTCAATGCAAGCGTCGGAGCGCATGACGGCCCCCGGTCGCAGCCCAATGCAGCGCGTCGGAGACGCAGGTGAGATGTTGTCTGAAGTGGCGGGCGTGGTTGCGCCTGTAGCAGTTGCTGGCCGCGCTGGCTTGACTGGCGCACAGGCTGCGCAGGAAGCGTTTATGGGCGCGTCATTTGCGCCACGCAGCGCCTCTGAGGCAATGGCGCGTGACGTCTTAGACTTGCGCGCAGCGGGTCGCGCTGACGAGGTGACAGAGGAAATGATGGCTGCGGCTGACGATCAGTATATGTTTGCGAACACGCCGCTGCCAATGGATGAAGCAAGCAGAGCCGCGCGTGCGGAGGCTGCTGGTTTTGATGTTAATAAAGGACTTTATCACGGCACCGGGTCCGCCTTTGACGCCTTCGATGGAAACCAGCGCCAGCATTACTCCACCACGTCTCCAGATGTTGCCGCTAGTTACTCACCCAGACTTCAAGGAAACATTATTCCAGTTTTGGCTAGGGCAGAGAATGGCTCGCCTCTTGTTAAGGTTGGCGGGTCGAGCTGGGGAGATATGTCTGCACAAATGATCCCTAAAGAGCTTTCCCAGCTAAGAGCTGCTTACCTTCAGCTAGACCCTAACAGGACGCATAAGACCTATGAGCTTGCTGACGAGGCAAGAGCTTCAGGTTATAGCGGAATTAGCTTTGAGGATATAGTAGACCGAGGCCCACTCGGAAACAATAAGCTAAATGCCAATGAAACTGTGGGCGAAATGCGCGAGCGTCAGGCGAGAATGAGTGCGCCTTCAAGTGTTGAGGTTAGGTTTGATCCAAATCAGTATCGCTCCCGCTTTGCCCGCTTTGATCCAGAGTTCAAGCACTTGCGCAACCTGAGTGCAGGTTTCGGCGGCCTCGGTCTACTGGGCATCGCGGCAGGCAACCAGCCAGCGCAAGGGGGCGGCACCTAATGGACCAACAAAGAGAAGTGGTGAGCTAGATGGCTATTACAACATACGCAGAGTTAAAGGCTTCGCTTGCCGATTGGCTGCTGCGCGACGACCTGACAGCGGTTATCCCTACGTTCATTTCGCTTGCTGAAGCGCAGATGAACCGGGGGCTTTCGCACTGGCGTCAGGAGACGCGCAGCGACGCTGAGATTGACGCGCGCTATTCGGACCTGCCCGCGGACTGGCTCAGCCCTATTCGCTTGAGCGTATCGACCACCAGCGGGCCCGCCGAGCTTGAGCCTATGTCGTACAGCACGATGCTGGACGAACGGACGCGCCGTGCTGACGTTGTAGGCGTCCCTAAGTATTATTCTATCTCGGCGGGGTCTCTGGAGCTATACCCGACGCCTTCGGGCACGTTTGACGTCACTATGATTTACCGCGGAACTGTACCTGCGCTGACCGACTCGGCCACGACAAACTGGCTGCTGACGTATGCGCCTGATGCTTATTTGTATGGGGCGCTGTTACAGGCTGCGCCGTATTTGAGCGACGACGCCCGTATTGGCGTCTGGGGCTCGTTGTACGAGAGCGCGATCACAGGTTTGAACGCAGACAGCGACAAGGCGAAACACGGCGGCTCAGGCCAGCGCATGAAAATTAGGAGCTACTAAATGTCTTTCTCTAACACCTACGAAACAAACGTCCTAAAGTGGGCGTTCAATGCAGACAGCGTCACGCGGCCAACCAACTGGTATCTGGGCCTGTTTACGTCCAACCCCGGCGAGGGCGGCGGCACGGAGATCAGCGGCAACGGGTACACCCGTAAGGCTGTGACGTTCACCGTGACGGGCGATACAGCCACAAACAGCGGCGCTGTTGAGTTTGACGTTGCCACGGGGTCGTGGGGCACCATCAGCCACGTTGCGGTGTTTGACGCCTCCTCTGGCGGCGCACAGATCGCCTACGCGGCTCTCACGACGGCCAAGGCAATCGACACGGGCGACGTCCTGCGCTTCCCAGTTGGCGATGTTGACATCACACTCGATTAAGGAGGCGGCACATGGCGACCATTGTTACACGCGCGGGCAAAGGTTCGCCGCTGACGCACGACGAGGTTGATGCCAACTTCGACAACTTGAATACGGACAAGGTCGAGACGTCTGCAATCGGCACGGCGGCTGCGGCTAACACTGGCGACTTCGCCACTGCCGCACAGGGTGTGTTGGCTGACGCATCGGTGCAGACTACAGCAGCTACAGGTCAGGCCAATCTGCCTGCGGGTACAACAGCACAGCGTACAGCTACACCAGCTACGGGTGCTTTGCGCTTCAACTCTACTGATGTTGGCTTCGAGGGCTATGACGGCACTGCGTGGGGAAGCATTGGAGGCGGCGGCGGTGCTTCCGAGGGTATTTTCTATGAGAACGATCAGGCGCTAGCCGTTGACTACACGATTGTAGCAACAAAGAACGCAATGACTGCTGGCCCCATTGTCATTAACTCTGGGGTCACAGTTACAGTTGAAACAGGCGCAAGATGGGTGGTTGTATAAATGGCTATTACACTAAACGGAACTACAGGTATTACGACACCTCACATCGACAGCACTGGTGGTTTAGATGCTGCGGACCTTACGGGGGCTTTGCCAGCCATTGATGGTTCTGCGCTTACAAACCTACCAGCGTCAGGGGCGGCAAGTCTAAACGAACTAACAGACTGCACAGTTTCAACAGTAGACCCAGCTCTCGACACTAACCCTACTTCGGGCCTTGGTCATGTATGGATCAACAAAACAACTGGTGAACAGTATGTTTTAACAGATGCCACGGCTGATGAAAATGTCTGGGTTAACACGGCTTCGGGATCAGGCGATATTTTCCCTGTAAAAGCATCGGGTGGGACTATTACCATAGATGGTCTTTACACGACACACACGTTCACATCATCAGGGACGTTTACCGTAACAAATGCGCTTGATGCGGAAGTACTTATTGTGGGCGGCGGTGGCGGTGGCGGTGGTCGAATGGGCGGCGGCGGTGGCGGCGGTGCTGTTTACACAAGATCAGTACTCGCCCTTTCTGTCGGAGCAAACGCTATTAGCATTGGTGCTGGTGGTAGTGGCGGAATTGCGCAGGCGACTGGTTCTACAGGTGCTCAAACTACCGCATTCGGTGTCACCGCAAACGGTGGTGGTGGCGGTGGTCATTATCTGGAAGGGTCAGGGACAGCGGGAGCCAACGGCGGCGGCGGTGGTCCCACTTCTGCTACTGGTGGTACTGGCAGTATCACAACTTATAGTGGCTGGACTGGCTATGGAGGTAATTCTGGGGGAACTGCTATTGCCTACGGCGCAGGCGGCGGCGGCGGCGCATCTGGTAATGGTGAAGGGGGCGGCACTGATCTTAAAGCAGGTGCAGACGGAGTTCTTTCTGCCATCTATGGCACTAATCTTTACTGGGGTGCTGGTGGTGGGGGAGACTCTTATAACACGGGTACTGCGGGTGCTGGTGGACTAGGAGGTGGTGGGGGTGGTGCTGCCAGTTCTGATCAAGCAGTAGGCGCTGGAGGACTTTTAGGTTTTAACGACGGTTTCGCTGGTGGCTTAGGATCAGACGGCGGAGCCGCTGGAGCAAACACAGGATCAGGTGGTGGAGGTGGTTCCAACACCGGAGGCAACAAGATCGGCGGCAACGGCGGTTCTGGTATAGTCATCGTGAGGTATCGGGCATGAGCCATTTCGCAAAATTAGACAACAACAACATTGTCACAGAAATCATTGTGTCTGAAAAAGACTTTATAAACTCAGGTGCTGTGGGGGACGAATTTTTGTGGGTACAGACTTCGTACAACAA